ACTACAAAAAGGCCGGCAAATACTATGAGTGTCACGGTGACAACGGCGACATCAACGACAACCGCAAAAGAGTCCTTGACCTCATTGAGAGCATTGACGCATAAAGCCCTTGGAGTTCCTTACGGAATACGGCTTGGAGATGGCGTGGAGCAAAGATGTTATGACCAATCGCGACAGCAGGGAAGCTCTCAGTATTGCTGCAGGGGAGAGTTTCTTTTTTCTTCTTCCCGAGAGTTCCGACAGTGTGTCTGTGACTCTTGCATTTGTCCCCAATCATCCCGTTAACGGGGACAGCTTGGAGTCTCTTGTCAGTATTGACGGGGAAGAGGAGCAGAGACTGCGTTACGACACTCGTGGGCGCAGCGAAGAGTGGAAGCAGAATGTTGAGCGCAATCAGGCTCTGCGAACCCTCACCCTGCCGCCCTCAAAGAAGAGCCGCAGGATAAACATCACCGCCATCACGGAAGGGGTCATTTTGGACGAAGTGGTAGTGGAAAGGCGGTGACGATGGATCCTCGCTGCTACATGATAATAGACAGCTCAAAGGCAGGCTCACCCAAGATGTTCATTACATCCCAAGTGAGCAGTATTGAGATGAGCCGTGGCATGTGGCATGTTAAGTTCAATACCTCACCCATCACATACACCTATCGCCACGAACGCATCAAAATATTAAAAGATCCCCAAAAGGTTGAGCTCGGAAAGAGGGGCTTTTATATTCGTAATAAGCATATAGAAAACATCCGAGAGCTTTATTGTTTTAAGGATAGTATTTGCCGTTATTACCATGCTGTGAATAACAATGGCAAAGAAACAGACTACACCGAAAAGGATGTATATGTTTCGCGAACATCTCTAAAGGAGTGCGATGGAGGCAGCATTTGGGAATATCTTTGCCATCTTGCAGCCGAGACAGGCATGGAGCTGGGGGAGGTTGGAAATATTCTGAAGATGCAATATGACCTTGTGGACGAAAAACGAGATAATGTTCCCCTCGTGCAATTCGTTGGAGGAGGGGAGAAGTTGTCAGTTTACACAAAGCCGCAAGTTGTGATTTTCCCTTTCGGATGCAATGCAAGCCAAAAACAGGGAGTAGAGAACGCCTTGACTCATCAGGCGAGCATTATTCAGGGGCCGCCCGGAACGGGAAAGACGCAAACTATCCTCAATATCATTGCTAACTTGCTGATATGGAATAAGTCTGTTCTTGTGGTGTCGAACAATAATTCCGCCATAGAAAATGTGGCGGAAAAGCTCTCAAATGACAGTGTCGGGCTTGATTTCTTGGTAGCAGAATTAGGGAAGAAAGAAAATAAAGAGGCTTTTGTTTCTAATCAACCCGAGCTCCCCGATATGTCGGGATGGGTGCTGACGAACTCCTGTGCAGTTCGGGAAGAGATAAAGGAAATACTTAAGAACACCGCAACAGGCTTTGAAAAGCAGACAGAGCTCTCCCTTCTAACGAAAGAATTGGAGGCTCTGAAAACAGAGATACACTATAACGAAATACTCCACAAAACAGAAGGCGGAGCCTGCGAATGTTTAGCCGGGATGACCTCTAAAAGGCTGTTGGAGCTGAAGTTACAATGCGAAGGCCTGATGGAGGAATCTTCAAAAATAAAGATTTTGTTTTTCTATTTGAGGTGGATGGCCCGATTGGGAATAAAGGCCGTATCATTGCTCCGTTTACCCTTTGGTGAACTTCTTAGAATAATAGATGCAGCATATTACACAGCAAGACTTAACGAAACGAAGAAGGGGATAGCAAGATGCGAGGCATTCCTAAAGAATATTAATCTCAACGAAAGTTTGAGGCGTCTTAATGAATTGTCGTTAAAACTATTAAAACATTTCATTGCAAGTGACAGAGCAGGTTACAAACGCCCTCTGTTTTCGATAAAAGATATTAAAGCTCGCACGCAAGAGTTTTTGAAGGAATATCCTGTCGTATTGAGCACAACCTATTCTGCCAAAAACTGCCTCGGCAAGGACTCCGTATTTGACTATGTGATTATGGATGAGGCCTCACAGGTGGATATTACAACGGGGGCTTTGGCTTTGTCCTGTGCGATGAACGCTGTGATTGTTGGGGACGACAAGCAGTTGCCCAATGTGATTGACGAGAAGACAAGAAGTGCTCTGAAAGCCATCGAGTGCCGCTATCGGATTGATGACAAGTACCGCCTTACAACACACAGCTTCCTTCAATCGTGTTGTGAAGTGTTTACCGATGCGCCACAGACTTTGCTGCGTGAGCACTATCGTTGTCATCCCAAAATCATAGAGTTCTGCAATCATTTGTTCTATGACGGACAGTTACTTGCAATGACTCGGGATGCGGGAGAAAAGGATGTACTGTCTGTTATTCGCACGCCCAAGGGGCAGCACGCGCGAGGGCATGTTAATCAAAGAGAAATAGATATCATACGGGAGGAGGTCATGCCCAAATTGGAGGGAGAGAACTCCGTTGGAATAATCACACCATACCGAGACCAGGCAGAGGAGATAAACCGACAACTCGGGAAGGATATGGCAAGCACAGTTCACAAATACCAAGGGAGGGAATGCTCTAACATTATTATGAGCTTGGTTGACAATGAAGTAAAGGACTTTTCAGATGACCCAAACCTGATGAATGTGGCAATATCAAGAGCGAAGGACAGACTTTTTATCGTTACAAGCGGCAACGATATTGATGAGCAAAGCAATATAGGACAGCTCATTGCGTATGCCAATTATAACAATTTCAATGTAAAAGAAAGCAAGTTGTGCTCTGTCTTTGATATTCTTTACAAGCAATATTCGGAAGAGAGACTCTCTTACAAAAGAGCAGGGAAAGAAAATCTGGAAGAACTTTCTGAAAGTCTGATATACAACACTTTGAATGATTGCATTTTGGAACTCAAGCTGTCAAATGCCGCAATATTGTGTCATTACCCTCTTGCGCGGCTTATTGTTGATGACAATATATTGACCGCCAAAGAAAAGCAATTTGCGCATAATCCCTTGACCCATGTGGATTTCCTTCTGTACAATTCGCTCACGAAGCGTCCTTTGATGTGCGTGGAAGTTGACGGGTGGGCTTTTCACCAAACGGATGTACAGAAGACGCGAGACCAAATGAAAGACGAAATCCTTGGCAAGTACAGATTGCCCCTTTTGCGAATATCCACAACCGAAACCATTACAAAAGAGCGACTTATGGCAAAGATGCGCAGCTACAGCCTCACGGGAGTGGAATTTTCGGAATAAGGACAAAAAAGAAGTAGAAACAAAACCCGGAATCTTTGGAAAAATGAGCCTTAAAATCATTTTCAAGATTTAGAAGTTCAGAGTGGTATTGAAATTGCCGCCTAATCCCAAAAGGGTCGGGGAGAGGGAAGCTCTCCGAGCCGATTTAGGGTTTGTTGCAGCAAAGGTAGAAAAGAAAAAGAGCGGCAAGGGGCGGAAGCTATTATGAAAGAATACTTTAACAATAAAAACAAATAAGGCAATGAAACTCTATACTCACGAACAGATGCTTGATGAGACCTTTGGAAAGAAAGGGACTCCGAGACGCGACAAGTTTGAGAAGGACATTCAAGACTACCTCGTAGGTGAAGCTATAAAGCAGACGCGCAAGAGCAGGCACCTCACGCAGAAGCAGTTGGGGGAGCTTATGGGGGTGCAGGTGGCGCAGGTCTCCAAAATAGAGAGCGGGAAGAGCATATCCTACTCAACGATGGTGCGGGCTTTCAAGGCGATGGGCGCGGAGAGCGCAACCTTGGATTTGGGAACATTGGGCAAGGTGGCTCTATGGTAGAGGGAGACCTCCGAGTCTTTGTAACATCATTTTAATTCATATATAAACACTGCCGCAGGCTTTCGGGCTTGCGGCTTTTTCTTAAACTCCGTGGCTCTTTGAGTTGCAAAACAAGCAGGTTGCAGGGGGAACGAAAATCGGCAACCCTCCGAGATGGAGAAGCTGCTGAAGTGAATTAAAAAAACCTATCTTTAATGAAGACAGTATCTAAACAGTGACGAGCATCAGCTCTTTCCCAAGGTTGTGCAGGCTCTTGTTGATTTTCTCCCTCCTTTCGGGGCGGGGTTTCGTCTTTCCCGATGCGTAACGCCAAAGTTGTTTATAATTAATCCCCGTAATCTTCTCCAAGGAGGGTTTCCCGAAGATGCCGTCGTAGTAGTTGAGAAGAGACTCTGTGTCCATTTTGAAAGTCAAATCATACCCACCTCTTAATGCCTCCGGTATCTCCGTCCCAAACTCTTTGCTTGTCTCAATATAAAACTCGATGGCTTCTGCCATACTCGTTTTAATCTCGTCTATTGTTTTACCCGTCACCCCAATCCCATCTACACCCTCGATATACGCAGAGTAGTTGGTCTCGGCTCTTTCGATAATGATTGTAAGATGTTGCATAATTTGTTTGTTTTTGGCTCAAGATAACACTGTTTTGTCATCATTGAAGAAGTGTAATTCTAATGCAAAGATAATATTTAGGTCGTCTTTCTGTCTTCCGAATGCAGCCTTGTGTGTCTTTTTGTGAGGTTGCGAAGGCGCGGGGTCTATCGTTCCTCCTACCGGAACGCCCGCCGTCTTGCCGCCACGGAGACCAACCTTGCCTATCGCACGGCAGACCACTTGCGTTGGCAGCAGATGGACTTCGTGGTCGGCATCAAGGTGCAACTCTCCAACAATCACAACTGCAAGGGAGTCCCCGCAGGGAGGTTCTACGACATCTGCGATGAGTTGCAGGGGCGTTACCCCAAGGACTTCAAGTTCACTGGCTGGCACCCCTTGTGCCGCTGCTACGCCACACCCGTTCTGATGAGCAACGAGGAGTTCGCAGAGAGTCTCCTCTCGGAGAGGAACGGGGAAAAGGCTCCCCGCAGCGCGAACGAAGTGACCGCCCTCCCCGACAACTTCAAGGAGTGGGTGGAGAGGAACAAAGAGCGCATCGAAGCCGCCTCCGACAGAGGCACTCTGCCGTACTTCATCAGAGACAACCACACGGCTGTGGACAACATCCTTAATCCGAAGCCAAAGGGGCTTGCCACGCTCGAAAGGGCGAAGATGCGGCACGAAGCGAGGACGGCAGAACAGATTGCCGACATCAAGAAGCGGTGGGAAGAGCGTAAAAACTCTAAACTTGATAGTATTGTAGATTTATTGGTCGAGAAAAAGATTGCATACAACGCGGTAACAGAACTTCCTAAACCTCTACCATCATCTGAGATTGTCTCAAAGATTAGTGGTGGAGACAAGACGACTGGCAGCTGTGCTTCTGTTGCGCTTGCTTATGCGGGAAACAGATGCGGCCTTGATGTCCTTGATTTTAGGGGTGGAGATAGCCAAGAGATATTCGCACAAACAAAAACGCTCTCTGCTATTGCACAAAATGTCGGGGGCTCTGTGGTGAAGAATAAGAATGATTTTGCGAGTGCCGCTGAATTACTCAAACAAGTGGAAACAGGAAAAGAGTATTTTTTCACTTGCGGGAAACACGCTGCTATTATTCGCAAAAAAGATACAAAGGGTTTTGAGTATTTGGAGCTTCAATCATCAAAAAGTAACGGTTTTAAGGCATTAACAACATCTGAATTAAAATCTCGATTTGGGGCGCAAAAAACACACACAATAAGCGGGGTTGAAGTTATGCGAACTCATTGTCTTATAGAGGTGGAGTTATTAAAAAAGGACGCTCAATTTCGTAAAATATTGGGGTATATCAATACGGCAAAAGGCAACCAAAAGAAAGGGGCGTCAGGTGGGAAGAAGTAGAAATTACTACTTCCTGTCTTTGAAGAAGTTTGCCCAATATGGATTTTCTTTGTCGAAAATTTCAATTTCGTCCTTTGAAAGGTTGTGCGGGTAGTCGGCAAACAGATTGTAAATTTTCTTCCTATCAAAGCTGAATAAAAACTCGCCCACAGCATCTACGCGGCCGGCCCAATAGATGGTGTCTGTTGGGCTGTTCTTATAAAAATCTGTTAGTCTTTCGTTAGACATATTTATGCTCAATTCAGTATCACAAAGTTAATATTTTCTGCAATTTTTCACGAAGCTCACCGATGGTGCAGCTCGGAGCGCAGATGCCGTATTTTTCGTTGAGACAGGCAAGCTCGTTTGCCGTGAGCTTGCAATACTCCCCGCCAACGGTGAAGAACTGCGGGTATTGCGCATCGATGACAAAATCTTTAATCTTAAATTTTTAGGTATCTTTGAGAAATGACCTTAATATGGCCATAACAGAACAACTATCTATTTCTTCCGCCGACTTTCCATCATACGAAAAAGCAAGGGGTAAGCCAACCTTCATGGAAATATTTGGGCGGAACACATAAATTTGTTTTCCGTTATATACACCTTTGAACACAAGTCTACCCTGTCTGGTTGTACTTCTGCGCATGGCATCAATGACTAACTTGGGTATATTTCCCTCTGTCATAATGTGATTTCTTGTTTCGGTATCACAAAGTTAATAATTTCTGCAATTTTTCACGAAGATTAGACTTAAATGTGAGTGCTTCTGTATGCGTGGAAATTCCTATCCTCAACGATGGAAAAGGTGCGGCTGTCATACTCGTAAGACCGTGTACCGTCCTTGTGGGTGGCTTCTTTTCGTGGTGTACGGTGGGGGAGAGAGCATAAAGCAGTGGTGTCGGGACAACGGAGCGGTCTGTGTTACACCGGACGAAGAAGAGGAGCGGGAGAGAGAAGAAGCGGGAATATGCGCTACCGCGCACTACTCGCCATCTCACAGATGACAGTGGAGGACATTGAGAACCGATTGTCTCAAAGCCGTGATGTGAAGAAGAAGCCCGCCAAGGAGCAGGAGGCTTTGCGGTCTTATTGGACTGAATGGCTACAGAAGCCCTTTGCCCCCGTTGTCAATGCTTCCAACCTCTCAAAGGAAGAGCGGCGCGAATTTATCATCAAAGACAATGCTGCGTTCGGGCAGTGGGATTATGACATCCTCGCAAACGAGTGGGTCGTAGACGAATTGAGAGATTGGGGCGTTGACGTGTGGAATGACAACGCATGGGATGACATGGGAAATGGTGACACGTCGGGGGTCGGCACTACCTCACGCGGCCAGAGCCTTAACGACACTTTCATTATACCTCCGTTCTCTATCCTCGACAGCCGACAGGGGTATTGGCAAGCCCGCAAAAAGATGTGGCGTAACCTTATCGGCGATATGGGGCAGAGCCGACGGGGTAAGCTCGTGCAATCCGCGGAATTGCAATATATGGGGCTCTATACACGCACAGCGGAACTCCGCAAGACGCTTGGCATCGGCTTCCGAGAATACCTCGACAAACACGTCCCCGAAGAGGTCAAACAACGCGAGGCACAGAAAGTGCTGGCAGCGGGCGTGTCGCTGTTCGACCCGGTGCTTGCCGAGATACTGTGCAAATGGTTTACGCCGTATAAAGGGGCGGCAATCTTTGACTGCTTCGCTGGTGATACGCAGAAAGGGCTGGTATTCGGAACATGCGGTTACACGTTTAAGGGCGTGGAGTTGCGGCAGGAGCAAGTGGACATCAACAATGAGGTCATTGCCAACCGAGACTTGCCTGTCTCGTATGTGTGCGATGACGGACAGAATGTTGCCAAATACTTTGCGCCTGACAGTCAAGACCTCCTTTTCAGTTGCCCACCGTATTTCGACCTCGAAAAATATTCCGACCTGCCCAATGACGCAAGCAATCAAGGGACGTATGAAGAGTTTATCGGTATCATTGAGACGGCGTTCAAGGCCGCCTATTCGTGTCTGAAACCCAACCGTTTCGCCGTTATCATCTTGGGTGATATACGCAGCAAAGCCAACGGTGCGTATTATGACTTCGGCGGCGATGTAAAGCGCATATTCCGCGAATGTGGGGCATATCTGTATAACGAGCTTATACTTATCGAAACGCCCGCTTCCGCGGCGTTAAGAGCCAAGAAATGCATGGAAAGCCGCAAGGTCGTCAAGACGCACCAAAACGTGCTGGTTTTCTTTAAGGGCGACCCCAACACGATAAGACAGGAGTTCCCTGCCATCGAGCTTGACAAGAACGAAAAGAAAGCCCTGCAAGAAATCATAGAAAACTATTCTCCAAAAGAGGACGCAGACGATGCAACAACTGAATAACATACCGTCTGAGGAGCGTTCAACCGCCTTTTGTGATACGATCATCGCAAGATGGGAAAAGTTTACAGGTGGAAGCGCAAAGAAGATCGAGAGAACAAAAGTTCTGTAACGAAAATGGCATATAACACTAAAAAACTCTTCAATCAGGCCCTGCATGTCATTCGAGAAAGAAACCTTTTCTTTCTCGAAGATGTGATTGCGTACCTACCCTGCGGGCGGAGTGCTTTTTATGCGAAATTCCCCGCAAATTCAAATGAAATGGACACTATTAAAAAAGAACTCGAAACGAACAAGGTGAAGACCAAGTCGGCCATCCGTCACAGGCTCTATGATATGGATAACCCCACGGCACAGATAGCCCTTTACAGAATGATTGCCACTCCCGAGGAACGGGATGCGTTGTCGATGACGCGCACGGATATTACGAGCGGCGGCAAGGAGCTGACCCGAGAGCCAATCACGGTAGAGGTGATAGACAGCCGCGCTGCCGTGGCCGCAGAGGGAGGAGCGGAGGAGGAAGCGGTACTGCGGGAAACAGGTAGAAGATAAAGAGCGATGCCGTCAATTCAGACAACATCAGTATTCACGCTCCTCGATGAGGCTGTAAGCAGGGGGTACACCACCGTTAGCGAGCAGGGGTCTGCCCGCAGCGGCAAGACCTACAACACAGGAATTTGGATTGTCGTGCGTTGCTGCCTTGCATTCAAGGGGTCTTTGACCTCAGTTGTGAGGGCAACGCTCCCCGCACTGAAAGGGTCTGTGCTTCGAGACTTTGAGGACATCCTTACGCGGATTGGGATATGGGAGCCTAAACGCTTCAACAAGAGCGAGCTGATATATCACTTCGAGAACGGGAGCGAGTTGGAGTTCTTCTCTTGCGACAACGAGAAGAAGTTGCGCGGACGCAAGCGAGACTTCCTCTTCGTTAACGAAGCTAACGAGTTGCGTTTCATTGAATGGCAACAGCTTCAAATGAGAACGACCCGTTTGTCTGTTATCGATTACAACCCCTCATTCACTGACGAGCATTGGATATGCGCACTGAATAAAGACCCGCGCACTTTTCACTTCGTGACAACATACAGAGAGAACCCGTTCCTTGAACAAAGGGTGATCGACGAAATAGAGAGTCTCCGCGACAAGAATGGAAGCCTGTGGCGCATTTACGGGGAGGGGATGCAGGCGCAGATAGAGGGCTTGGTGTTCCCCCGCTTCGAGACGGTGGATGAGATACCGCCCTCCGCCCGCAAGCGGTGGTACGGGGTGGATTACGGCTACGAGCACGACCCTACGGCCATTGTGGAGGTTGCCGTGTACGGGAAGAGCATCTATATCGATGAGAAGTGTTACAGAACGCACATGCTGACGGGAGAGATTATAAACGCTTTCAAGGCTCTCCGCCCCCGCAAGATAGTCTCCGAGAGTGCCGACCCCCGTCTTATACAGGAGATATTCCGTGCGGGGCTTGATATCCACCCCGTGGTGAAGTTCAAGGACAGCATCACAGCGGGTATTGCGAAGATGCAGGAGTACGACATCTTCGTAACCAACAACTCCTACAATATCCGCAAGGAGTTATCTAATTACACTTACGCGCAGGACAAGGACGGGCATTGGCTCAACACCCCGATAGATGCCTATAATCACGCGATAGACGCTGTGCGCTATGTGATAATGAACGAGGTGATGGGCGGAGTGCCACGGCCTGTGAACCTCAAACGGGTAGCGACCCTCGCTTATTGACATTGATAAATCAACAAGAAGATAATAATGATGACATTACAGGAAATTCTCGACTTCAAGAGCAAGTCCCCCGAAGAGGTTATATCCGTCCTCCGCAAGAAAGACATTGTTATTCCCGGGTGGGAGACCCTCCGCAGGGAGTACGACCCGAACTTGCACCCCGTGATGGACAGACGGCTGTACCCCGACATTGTTAATGAAGAGACACACGAGGTGGACTTCGTGTCCCGCATCCCTTACGACCTCCAACGGTTGGCGGTGGCAAGGATGACAGAGCTGTGCTTCGGCATACCCGTTAAGAGGGTCTATCACGCTGACACCGACAGACAGCAGCAAGTGGCAACATTCATTGAGAATATCTTCCGGCGCACCCGCACGGACTCTCACAACATCACGCGCGGGAGGTGTCTCTTTGCGGGATGTGAAGTGATGACGCTGTGGTATGCCGTGGATGAAAGGAACACCCTCTACGGGTTCGACAGCCCCGTCAAGCTGCGATGCCGTGAGTTCTCGCCGATGTTCGGAGATGAGCTGTACCCCCTCTTTGACGAGAGCGGGGACTTGGTGGCATTGTCGGTAGGCTATACCCGCGTGCAAGACGGCAGGACGGTCTCATATTTCGATGCCTACACCTCCGAACGCCATATCAAGTTTGCAAACACGGACGGATGGGAGGTGTTGCAGGATGAGAATATCGGGCTGGGGAAAATCCCCGCCATCTATATGTTTCGCCCCACTCCAATTTGGGAGAACACCTCCCCGCTCGTCTATGAGATAGAGTGGGCGATGAGCCGTAACGGTAACTACCTCCGCAAGAACTCGAAGCCCATCTTTGCCGTCTTTGCGGATGAGGAGATACAGTATGACACCGCCCCGAGCGAGCAGAAGAGCTTCCGCGACATTCTCCAATACCCGAAAGGTTCTACGGCCAACTACATCACGTGGGCGCAAGCTGTCGACAATCTCAAATTCTACACAAACGAGCTCCGACAAATGTTTTTCACGCAGCTGCAACTCCCCGATTGGAGCTACGAGAAGATGAGCCAGCAGGCACTCTCGGGAGAGAGCCGCAAGCAGCTCTTCATCGATGCGCAGTTGAAAGTAAAGGACGAGAGCGGGCGGCTCATAGAGTTTTTAGACAGAGAGGTGAATGTGGTAAAGGCTTTCGCCGCGTTAATGCTCGGGGAGGGCTATCGCAAGGATATAGATGCTCTGCAAGTGGACAGCGTGATAACCCCGTTCACGATAAACGACGAAAAGGAGACTATCGAGAATATCTCCCTCGCAGCGGGCGGGAAGCCCCTCATCTCGCAGCGAGAGGGGGTACAGCGGCTCGGGTGGTCATCCGATGCGGATAAGACAATGCAGGAGCTTGCCGAGGAACAGGCGCAAGACGCAATGAACCCCGCTTTGTAGGCATAACGAATGGCAAAGAGGGCGGGAACCGGCACAAAGACAAGGGGCTATGATGCGCAGCACGGGAGGAATATCAACGCCACCGCCAAGCGCATTGAGGCCATCTACGATGCGGCGGCAAAGAGGGCGGCCGCAATAGGCGTGTCTCTTCCCGCGTTCAATCCCGACAAGCCGTTTGAGTTCGCGCATTACCCCGCTGTGGCGGGCAGGGGAGAAGCCTTGGTGGAGGGGTTGCGGCAAGCCGTCGAGGAAGAAATCATCTCCTCCGCCCGCAAGGAATGGGGGCTTGCGAATGAAAAGGACAACGCCCTTGCCGCAGGCTTCCTTTCGGGGCTTGACCTTTCCGAGGAGTTGCAACGCTCCTACTACTCTACTAACGACAAAGCCCTCGAAGCATTCTTGTCGCGCAAGAGTGGAGGGATGAGTCTCTCGGACAAAGTGTGGAAGTACTCCGAGCAGTTCAAGACGGAGATAGAAGACGGTATCGACATCGGGTTGCGCGACGGACTTTCCGCAGGGCAAATGGCTACCCGTCTCAAATCCTATCTCCGCGACCCTGACAAGCTCTTCCGCAGGGTACGGAACGCCCACGGGGCGTTACGTCTCTCACGCAGAGCGGCGGCCTATCATCCGGGGCGCGGGGTCTATCGTTCCTCCTACCGGAACGCCCGCCGTCTTGCCGCCACGGAGACCAACCTTGCCTATCGCACGGCAGACCACTTGCGTTGGCAGCAGATGGAC